GGGGGATGCTAATACGACTGCACCATCAGGTATAGCACGAATCATATTTTCATACTGCCCATTATCATTTTTGGCAAGTTGTATCTCACCACCAGAGTTAGTATGTAGTGCTAAATTACCACTACCTTTTTCAATAATGTGACTATGAGTTCCATCATGAAATATCTCTAAATCTGACCCTGTACCAAACAGAGCTTTTACGTTGTCGTTATATCTGTTATCTCCAGTAAATGTATTACCAGTTGTAGATGCAAAACTACCACTAGCTGTAACACCACCTTGCCAAGCACTACCGTTATAAACCTTAAGTTCGTTAGCAGAAGTGTTGAAGTATAAGTCTCCAGCAGCAAGAGCATTACCACCACCATCTGTTGATGGGTTGTTAGATGCAATCTGATACTTGTCAGTAAAGTTATTTACGTTGCTTATATTGCTTGCAGTTGTGTTAACACTTGCAATGTTTGTAGCAGTTGTGTTTACGTTAGATATAGACCCTGCTGTAGTGTTTACGTTTGCTATAGACCCTGCAACTGTGTTTACGTTGCCTATAGATCCAGCAGTTGTATTAACGTTAGCAATACTTCCACCAACATTATTTACGTTGGTTACATTAGTAGCAACTGTATCCATGTCACTAATAACACCAGACACAGCAAGCGTGTTCATGTCAGATATAACGTCAGACACTGCAAGAGCGTTCATGTCAGAGACGACATCAGCAGTACCTAAAGTATTTAAGTCTGCTACAACATCGGCTGTACCAAGTATTGACATATCTTCTACAGCAGCGGCAGTTCCAAGCCTGCCTATTTCTGTTGCCTTACCAGCTACAGTTGTAACCTCAGTTGCTTTTGGTACTAATCTATGGAATGTATAGGTATTAAGTGTAGTAGTTGTTTCTACAAGTAATCCGTATCCAGCACTATAAGTTGTGCTATTTGCAGCTCCATTAATAGTTACCGTAGAGTTTCCTACAGTACCGTTAGAAATAGTTATAACTCCACTACCACTTGAGGTATGGTTAGAAGCTAAAGTAGAAATACTAACTATAGTTCCTGTTCCGTTATTTACGTCAGGGTTAGCATTAGGAAAACTTGTCTCATTAGCTATCGGTACAAAACCACCAACATCATCAACAAGGTCAATTATCCTGTCGTTGATAGCTGCGGTTGTAGCAATAGTTGTGTCGTTGTCTGGAAATGTATCACCATCTTTAATGGTTTCTCCAGTTGAAGCATTGAAGTATCTAGCTTCAGCAGCAGAAGTAGTAAAGAAAGAAGTGTCATTTACACTGTAACCAGACTGCTCACTGTTAGTAACAACAGTTGCACCATTCAATTTATCAGATGTTATTGATCCAGCAGCATAATGCTCGTTATCTAAAGCTCCAGCAGCTATGTGCTCAGAATCAATACTGTCATCAGCTATCTTTGTTCCATCAACTGCATCGCCAGCTATTTTAGAATTAATTACAGAACTTGATGCCAGTTTTGTATAAGAAACTGCACCATCTGCTATTTTATTTTCTGAAACTGCACTAGCTGATAAATGAACTTCATCAATAGATCCGTCAGTATAGTGCTCAGAATTAACTGCATTGTCTGCTAGTTTAGTTCCATCAATAGCATCTGCTGCTAGTTTTGCTGTAGTTACTGCACCATTAAGTATTTCAGTAGTTGTAACTGCATTGTCTGCAATTTTGTTTGATGTGACTGCTGAGTTTGCTAAATGAACTTCATCAATAGAGCTATCTACATACTGGTTGCTATCAACTGAGTTAGCTGACATATGTTCAAGATCAATTGAGCCAGCAACATAATGTTCTGAGTCAATCTGATCGTCAGCAATTAACGCATTGGTGATATTATCAGCTTTAATTTTAGCTGTAGTAATAGCTGCATCTCTGATTCGAGGTGTAGTTACAGGTGAATTTTGTTCCTCTTGTAACGCTCTTAATATTTGTAAATTATTATTTGTTAAGTCAGCTGCTTTTAAAGAAGACCCTGCTGTATATGATGCCTTAGCAGCATCTACGTCAGTATCTCTTCTTACTATAACTTCTAATCCATTTTTAGGTGAACCATCAGATTCGCATACATTAGTGTTTACAGTTCCTGTTGAACTGTCAAATGTAACTGTTCTTGTTCCTGTTGTCTGATAACTGGGTATAGTAAAGTTATCTACTACTACACCATCGACTTCGACAACGACTTCAGAAGCAGTAAAAGTTGGAAATGAGTAGTTAAAAGTCTTATTTGACCCATTCCCAGTATAAGGTTGAAAAGTTGTTGTTGCCATTTATTTGTACATATTGAGAATGGTTGTTGTGTCTCTCATTTTTATAACTTTTGCACGTTTTGCTTCCTTCTGTTCTTTCATAAGTTCTTGAACGTCTGGACGTGACATGATACTTGCCCATGCTTTTTTACGTGCTTGCTGAAATAGCTGGTCAATTTTACCATTGTGCCAATAATTTCTAGCGTCGTACTGAGCCCGTTTACCATCCCGTATATCTTTGTTCATTTGCTCAAGAGATGCGATAGCTCTTGGATCTACAGCTAGTTTATCTAACTGTCTTTCTAAGTTCTGATCTCCTATAGCCTTTTGAAACTGTGATCTAATTGCCGGTTGGTCTGTAAGGTTTGTACTGTCGGGTGCGTAGTATGTAGATAATCGTAAATCGTATCCGCTTTCAAATAAAAATTGTCTGCCTACACTCTGTGTCAAGTTTAATGATATAGGACTTACTGAGTTAAATACTCGAGTCATAAAATCATATGGCTTGATAGGACTACCATTTAGCATATCATACTTAATGGGCAAGTCTTCACCGGGTAAAGCTTCAAATAATAAGTTACGGTTACGTATTGATTGATCTATACCAGAGCCTATTTCACGCATGTGTGGTGTAAATAACTTACCCATTTCATTACGTAAACCAGCTAGTGGTAATTGGTTGTTCATTAGACTAGCAAGTATTCGTTCTCCTTGACCGGGGCGACCAGCGAATAGATCTACAAATGACTGTATACCAGCTAAGTATGACTTACTGGATATAGCTTGTGCTACAACTAATGATATTTTTTGTAATTCTCTTTCTGTCCATTCTTCTCCCATAAGTTCACTTGCATCACCTACATCAGCGATTGTTGACATTATGAGGTTAAAGGGTTCTATAGGATCGTATCCTACTCTTACACCAGCTAGTTCTATAGTTCTAGGCATGTACCCAGCATCTATCCAACCCTGACGCTTTTGTCTGTCAGCTGGTCCATTACCAGTTACCTTACCATTCATCCATGCCTGTGCTGCTAAAAATGTAACAGCTGCACCTATGCCTAGTCTACCTGTCTGTAACGCCTGAGCGTTCTGTAATTCTGTTAAGTTTGTAATACCATACTTCGCTACAGAATCTAAGTTATTAGGATTAGCAAAAGCTATATCGTTAAACTCTTTGACTAAGAAGTTAAAACCGGGTGTATGCTTACCTGTTAGTGCAAGTCCGTTTACACCAGTTCTAGCAAACAAAAAGAAAGGTCTAGCTAGAGGTGTAGATGAAAACACATCGTTTAGTCCCTTTGCAAAACCTGTAAGATCCTGTGTTAGTGTAACTTCTTTACTTGCAAACAGTGTAGCTTCGTCTTTAATGTTACCCGCTGCGTCAAATATCTCACCATAGAAATCATCTTGGTAAGCCTTCATAAGCTGTGGTGTAATCTCAGGTAACTCTATACCAGACCCTTGTAAGTCTAGTACTCTACGCATAGCTTTCTCTCGCATTTTGGCTCTACCTAGCATAAATCTAAAGGTATCGTCAGTTGCTGCCATGAGCTTGGTAGAGTATGAAAATATATTCCAGTTGTTTAGATTACGTAGCATGTTAGTCATAGCAAACGTCACACGATCTCCGTATGTAGCTCGTCCACTATCTTCTGCCCATCTACGTATAACTTCCCAGTTCTCATCACCCTTAGTAAATTCAGCATAACGTGTCTTAATTGTAGACATGTCACCTTTCCAGTATGCGTTAAGCTTTGTAAAAAATAACTCAAATGCTTCTGGTATAGATTCATTAAGTGCATTAATGGATGCTAACGATGCTCTGATGGTAGCTGCATCACCTGTAAACGGGTAACGCATTGATGCTCCGAGAGCTGTAGATAATGGTCTAAGGAATGTTGCTGTACCTGTACCGAGTAAGGCTCTGAAAGGTGTCTTAGGTCCACTTAGGACACTATGACTCATCATTTCCTGTAAGCTTCTTATAAGAGCTCCTGTACGGTCTGGAGCAGTTGGGTCTAGTTTACCACCTTTTAATACGGTTCTTGCCCAGTTATCAAAGTCATCAAGTGTATTGACGTTTTTCATCATAGAAAAAGCTTCAAACAACGCATTAAGTAGGTCATCATTCGGATCATCTTTAGCTATTTTTAGTATAGATAAGATAGAATCCTTAGTATCTACTACGTCTTGCTTGATTGCTTGCTCTATAGCTGCCTTCTTTTGTCCAGCTTTTAGCTGTCTGAAGGAGTCAGACTTGACAAATCTAGCTTTCTTAGTCTCATACAACGCTGTAAGCATCGTATCTATAATCTGTTTAGCTGGTCCATCTATGTCATCTACTGATACTAGATCCATAATCTCTCTACCAGCTATGCCTGTGTCTCTTAGTTGCTTAAGTAATGTACCTACAACTAAGTCACCTACCACTACGTTCTCAGATGTCCAGATTTCTTGACCATTTACGACATCATTTGTAGCAAATAGCTCTGCAAGATACTCGTCGGGTGTCATATCAAGAGCATTTCTACCCTGTGTGATACGCATGTGACCTTCTATGGCATCTCTCCATGTGTCTACAAGTGCTTTTCTATTGCCTTTTACGAGTTCTAACTCTCTTGCAAACTTATCTGAACTCATTAATCCACGTAAAGTAGTCTCAACAATCTCATCTGTAGTCCCACCTTCGTTAGCTATACGCTCACGTTCTAGTGGTCTAGTGACTGATCCTGTAGAACCATCTTCAGATCCCCACTCGTTACGTGTACGACCTAACTGTTCTCTAGCTGTTTGTGGATCTACCTCTGATACGTGTGCTCCCTGCTGTCTGTCAGCTATAGGAGAGTTTTTATCAGCTCTAAATTCTTCTTCACCTTTACGGATCTGTGCAATACCAGATTCTATTGTCTGGTCTTCTATGTTTTGGTTACGTGCAGCTATCTGTGCTTGCACTTTTCTACCACCTTTACCTACTAAATAGAGTGCACCATCAAATGCAAGACCTATTCCCATACCTTCTACGATGTTTTTTACCTTCATCATAATAGGATGGTCAGTATCCTTAGTAGTTAGGGGTGTATCTGCCCAACCATAGTGTTTAGTTAATGCTCCTAGAGCGTTGTGTCCGTCTGATTCTTTAGATATAAGGTCAGACGCTGCACCAATACCGGCAGCTCTTGTCAAGCTACCAGCTTTTAGTAATGCTGAAGCACCACCAGCTAGTAAGGGAACGCCTGTTACGGCTAACCCTTTAGCTGCTGCTACTGTTCCGAGTGCCATACTACCAAAGTGTACAGTGCCTCGCATGAGTTTACCCCACCATGTTTTAGTAACTATGGGATCTTCATAACTTTTGAATGGCTGCCACTCTGGTTCGTAATAACCTTTTTCTTTTCTTTCTCTTTGCATTTCTCCAGAGATCGCATCTACTGTGCGTTCTGGAAAAGTAGCTAGAGAAGAGGCTGTATCCTGTAAACCACCTGACAAAATAGATTGAGCTTCCTTAGCGTAAGCATTTAATCCCCATCTTTCAGCGGTCCTTGGATCAGCTTGCTCATTTAGAGCTTGGGTTTCTTGAGCCTGTTCTGTTGTTTTAGCTTGAGCCGTGGCTTCATGCTGTATTTGTTGATTATCAAATTCATTAACAAGCTGCTCAGTTTGTTCGACCGCTAACGGATCTAACTCATTGTCTTCCATAATTTATTATATTGTATCTTCCACGAGTGCCTTGGCAACCGCTGGAAGTAAATTATCAAGCTGGTTCATAGGAGGTATGTCACCAACAATCTTTTCAAACTCCTCTCTTTCTGCACGAGGAATGTTTACAAGTCTTCTAAACTGAGGTAAACCGTTTAATGCTTTACCTTGTTGATTCTTGTATCTTAATCGACCTAGTACTATAGCTTTCTGAGTGCCTTCGTCAAACATATCGTCTAACTCAAAAGGCATGCTACCCGAAGATAGTACTTGTAGTAGTCCACTACCAGTCATGTCATACATACCAAAGTCTGTATATCCTCTTTGTATAAGACCTAGAACTTCTCCAACTGTGTGTTCTGTAAGTTTTTTAGGTAACTCTACATACTGACCATTACGGTTTCTGATTGCATCAAAACCACCATGTTCTCTCTGTGCAGGGTTTTCTATTCTATCTAGAATCCAATCCATATTATTATCAGTAAGTGCACTTCTTATAGTTCTGGAAGATGTGTTTTTATCTGTTAGTAGTCTAGGATTGTTAACACCATCGTATGCTGACTTAGTATCTTCTTTAATAAGTCCTACATTTTCTAGTCTAGTTTTAGCTAGATCGTGTGGATCTAAGTCAGGGTATAGTTGTGATAGTAATTTATAGTACTCTGGTATACTACCTTTTTTATAGTCAGACTTAAAATATGTTTCAG